TTATCGCTGGAACTGGAGCCAGTACTGGGGACGGAGACATTTACTATTCCGACGATGATGGTCTTACCTGGACTGCCGTGGAGATGGGTGCTGGATTGGAATATATATTTTCTCTTTTACAGACTTCTACAGGAAGAATTCTAGCTGGAACTGGAAATAGTACTGGAGATGGAGACATATATTATTCAGATAATAACGGCACAACATGGACTGCCGTAGAAATGGGAGCGGGGTTAAAGGTAGTATGGTCTCTTCTTCAGACTTTAACAGGAAGAATTCTTGCGGGAACAGGAGCTAGTACTGGGGACGGAGTCATCTACTATTCTGACGATGATGGACTTACATGGACTCCTGTGGAGATGGGCGCTGGGCTAGAAAATATATATTCTTTTATTCAAATTTCTATAGGTAGAGTTCTTGCAGGAACAGGAAGCGGAACTGGAGATGGAGACATTTATTATTCTGATGATAACGGACTTAAATGGACAAAAGTTGAGATAGGTTCAGGACTAGAGTCAATACAAACTATTCTCCAGACCTCTACAGGAAGAATCCTCGCTGGAACAGGAAGTAGTGCTGGGGACGGAGACATTTACTATTTCGATCCTCCTTCTATGAGTCGGACTATGACGCTCGGCGCTGGAAAGAAATACAGAGCAAGAATCAAATCTTCATCCATATACTCAAGTCAACGAAGGCTCTCTTTTAGTGGAAGCTCCGCTGTAGGAATCAAGTGGGAACAAGTGGAAATGGGCGCTGGAATAGAGGTAATATACTCTCTTCTTCAAACATCCACAGGAAGAATTCTTGCTGGAACAGGAAGTAGTACTGGTGATGGAGATGTATATTATTCTGACGATGAAGGTCTTGTATGGACCAAGATAGAGATGGGAGCAACATTAGAAGTAGTACAGACTCTTATTCAAACTTCTACAGGAAGAATTCTTGCAGGGACTGGAAGTAGTGCAGGGGATGGAGATATATATTATTCAGATGACAATGGACTTACATGGACAAAAGTTGAGATGGGAGTAGGGCTAGAAATAATACAGATTCTTTTACAGACTTCAACAGGAAGAATTCTTGCGGGGACTGGCAATAGCACGGGGGATGGAGATATCTATTATTCAGATGACAATGGTGCTACGTGGACTCCCGTAGAAATGGGCGTGGGATTAGAAGTAGTATACACCATTATTCAGACATCTACAGGAAGGATATTAGCAGGAAGTGGAAGCGGAACTGGTGATGGTGACATTTATTATTCCGACGATGATGGTCTTACCTGGACTGCCGTGGAGATGGGTGCTGGATTGGAATATATATTTTCTCTTTTACAGACTTCTACAGGAAGAATTCTAGCTGGAACTGGAAGTAGCACTGGGGACGGAGATATATATTATTCTGATGACGATGGCACAACATGGACTCCTGTGGAAATGGGAGCAGGTCTAGAGGCAATATGGAATCTTCTTCAGACTTCCATAGGAAGAATTATCGCTGGAACTGGAGCCAGTACTGGGGACGGAGACATTTACTATTCCGACGATGACGGAGCGACATGGACTAAAGTGGAGATGGGAGCAGGATTAGATTATATATATGCTCTTATTCAGACTTCTATGGGAAGACTTATTGTAGGAGCAGGTGCTTTAGTTGATGATGGTGATATCTATTATTCTGATGATGGTGTAGCATTCAGTTCTTCCGCAGAGTATCAGAATGTAGGTTTCTACAATCAGTTAAACGTGCCAACCACGCTCGTTATTCGTCTTACAAATGCAGCTCCCGGAGAGTCCTATGTTATAGATTGGCTCTATGCGGGAGATGGGTCTTATAACGCTAATGCCCTAGAAGATAATTCACTTAATGCGGAAGATTTCAATGTATATGGAGCAATCCCTGTAACAGGAATCAGCGGCAATGGGCTATCGTTCAATAAACTCACCGATTATATTAGGTCTACCGCTACGCTTACCTATATGCCAGATGTATTAGAACTGGATATGACTTTTCCTTCCGGCTTTGCACAGCAACCAACTACTGGAACATTATGGAATTACGGCCTAGTATCTGGAGCGCACGTTCTTGCTAATCGAGTATTGAGTACTGATTCCCTCCTTTTTCAGTACTGGAATGGTGCTTTTGCGGATTCGGTGGCAATCCCTTCAGTATTTACCGGATATTCTATAGCACAGATGCATCTACACCTAGCAATCAACTTTGCGGTAACCGCTAAGAGGCGAGGGGTAGGGAACGGAAGCACAATAAACGCTAAAACTCTAGAAATTTATATTAACGGTTCATTGTTCTACTCTGTTGAGTTGAACTACCCAACTAAACCGGCTGTAGGAGCTTATCTGTATATAGGAGCGTATCAAGGAACCAGCGACTTTCTAGGAGCAACGATAGACGAACTCCATATGTTTGATGGGGAAAAGATGCGAACTTCCCCTATGATGCTGTACTTACAGCCTTCTTATTACTCTGCGCTTCCTTCCGCTCCTCTTCAGGATGGGTATAGCGAAGAGGAAACAACGTCGCTTCTTAGAACAACCATGGACGTGGGTCCAGTGAAGACTCGTCTTCGATATACTGCTGTTCCTACAACATATAACTTGCAATATTCTCTCACCTGGGCGCAGAAGCAAATACTTAAAGATTTCCATGATAGGTTGACTTCTTATGGATCTCTTCCATTTAATTGGATTAATCCTATAACAGGCATTGAATATGAGGCCAGGTTTACTAAGCCCCCAACCTATGTGCCTAATGGACCTGAGTTTATAGCTACGGTAGAGCAAGAAGTATTGCCGTAAGTAGACAAGAACAGCGCTCTTGGTTGACATAAACCTCTTTGTAGCATATACTAAGTAATACTCGGTATATACTACAAGGAGTGAGTATGGCTCGAACGCTGACCGTAGCTTCTAAAACCTCCTTATACTCGCAGTCTGCTGGAGCTTCCTTACCTATATTGATAAGCATTTCTCACACCTATGTCGGAGCCAGCTCTCCGGTATACTTGTGCAACAATAATGTTTCTTTAGTCTATGGCGGAAATACTTATCTTCCTTTTGCTTTCACCTTTGATCCTCCAGATACTACTCAAGACGGAATAGCAAACGCTCGGCTTGTTATAGACGCTACCGATCAATCTATAATTGAAATTCTAAGATCTGTTACTGCTTCTCCTGTTATAACAGTTCGTGCCATGTTCTATGAATCTAGTAATGGATCAGTGGTGTTTGAGGAGCTCGTGCCATGGCAGTTTACTCTTAAAAATGTAGTATACAATATAAATACTATATCTGGAGATCTTATATATGAAGACAGATTGCAGAACCAGATGGGACCTATAGAGTTTACTACGAGAACTTCTCCTGGAGTTCATTAAATGGTTGATGAAAGAATACAAAATTATATTGGTATTCCTTTCAAAGAGAAGGGAAGAACAATTGAAGAGGGACTAGATTGCTGGGGTCTTGCGGTTATTGTTCTAGAAAAAGTGTACAATAGAAAATTGCCTTCATATTCCTCTTTATATACTTGGAACTTGGAGGATATAGCGGTTCTGATAGATTCAATGAAGCCCCTGCTAGGGCTTCCTGAAGTAGCCGAACCGGAATTAGGCGATTTAGTATTGCTTCATTATATGGGGCGTTCTACACATACAGGGATCTTTGTAGGAGACGGATTATTATTGCATTCTGATCCATTAGGGCGAGGATTGTCTAAACTCAATAGACTATCCGATCCTAGAATAAGTACTAGAATAGAGGGTTTCTATAGCACTAAAGTGCTTCCTTTAGTAAAACAGTAGGGGTATACAATGTCTGTGCAAGTGGTTATATTTGAACATCCCTTCAAGAGCGAACGGCGCATAGAGCATGTTGCCCCGGATAAAATAAAGAACATTCTTCTCCTCTGTAGAGAACTCCCGGAACAATTTGAATATTCCATAATAAAAAATGATTTAGTAGCTACCTTAGAAGATGAAACTGTAGATGGGGACAATTTAATAATCAGAGCGATTCCTGCTGGAGGACTCACTAAGAAAGAGGGAGAGAACATAGGTGTAGGGAAAATGCTCTATGGCGCGGGACTAATTATATTAGGTGGACTGCTCTCCATGACTGTAATAGGAGCAGGACTTGGAGCGAGCCTAATAGCTTTTGGAGCCGTAGCTATATTTGGAGGGGCCGCCACTGTAATAGGCGCTAATTTCCTCCCAAAAGAAGAAGAGTCTGTAAATAATGGTAGTGTAAGAAGTCGTCCAAACATACGAGGAGCGTCAAACTCCGCAAACCCTGATGGAAAACTCCCCTTAGTTCTTGGTAGACATTTGCTTACTCCCTACTATGCAACAACTCCATTTACAGAGATAAAGAATTCAGCAACAAGTAAAAATAATTCAGGTCAGAGATTGTATTACAATACACTATTTGCTTTAGGGTATGCTCCTTTAAAGATATCAAACATAAAAGTAGGTGAGACAGTAATCGCTTCAGGAAGTTTTACTTCTGCTTCCGCGACTCCTACTACTCTTACTTTTGACGGTCCTTATGCAGGAATATCTGGCACATTTGTTAATGGAGCCCTTCCCTCCGCTTTTACATATGTTAAGAAAGAAGAGCAATTAAATATCGCTCTTGATGCTCTTAGCTTCAAATCTTTTACTTTAGATATTGTAGTGAATGCCGCCGCTTTTACATTCACTGCTCCCGTAAATACCAAGCTAGATTTGTCTGAGGATGATGGCGGGTACGGAATCCAGATAGGAGATATGGTTTACTTCACTAACTTTGCTAATGCTGGGAATAATAATTACTTCTTAGTAACGAATTTAACTGTCGGCGCTGGGTCCTTCTATAACAATGTTATGAATCTTTCCTCTTCTAGTGTAGGACTAGTAAATGAAACAAAGACGGGGGCCACGGGTTCCGCCGCTCCTTCTAATATTGTAACTACTCCAAAGAATACTACCAGTATAAAAGTTATAATAACCTTTCCTTCAGGGCTTTGCGCTTTTGATAATCATGGTATACAAAGAAACGACAAAGGATCGGGAAATGACGGTGTTAAGGTAAAGGCTTATTACCGGGCGGTAGGAACTTTTAACTGGCCAGAGATGTCTTATTTTTACGGATCTTCTGATTATTTATCTGGATTTTTCGCTGATTCTACAGTAAGATTCCAAGCTACAGTAACCGGACTTACTGCTGGAGAATATGAAGTTCGAGTAGCTAGGGAATCGGGAAAATATGAGAGAGATAATACTACTTTCTATGATAACGTGGAATGGTCGATTCTACAATGCACCACAAATGAAAAGGTATGGGACGATGCTTCAGTAGCGAACGTTTCTTTCTTGCATCTTCGCTTCTTGGCTACAACTGCCCTAGCTAATTCAATTAGCAAGATATCCTTGATAGCGGAATCTGTATATACAGAATCCGTAACCGGGGCTAACTGGACAGAAGATGCTTCTTATCTCTACTCTCCAGCCTCTGCCTTCTTGTGGGCACTTACTGGTCCCTACAACCCTCGTCCATTGACGGGGGCCGATAGAACTACCTACATTGATTACACTTCAATTGAGGCATGGAGAGATTACTGTGCAACCATAGTTACAGGTAGTGAGCAGATGCATACCTGTAATGCTGTGATGACTGATAGTATCAACCTACAAGATTTCCTCAATAACATTTGCTCAACTGGAAGAGCCTTCTTCACTATGGTTGATGGAAAATACTCGGTTGTATGGGACGCACCTACTACAACGGTTATTCAGCATATCACTCCTAGAAATTCCTGGAACTTCCAAGGAAATAAGACTTTCGATGAAGTTCCCACGTTGATGCAAGTTAGCTTCATTGACGCTGATAATGAGTGGACAGCAGATGAATACGATATATGGGAAAACGGAGGAAGCGCTTCTTCTACTCCAAGAGAAGCGGTAACATCTTGGGGCGTTACTTCCTATAAAGAAATATGCCGGAACATGCGCTATGTAATGGCTTGCTTGAAGTTGCGCCCCGAGACGTTCTCTGTCTATATGGACGCGGAGCAATTGGCGTGTACTATAGGGGACCGTGTTCAGGTATCCCACGATGCAATGCTGGTAGGTTATTCCTGGGGGCGCGTTAAGACAGTAACTCTTGACGGGTCTAGCCAAGTTGTGTCCTTTACCACTGATGAACCAGTGTCAATGAGCACTGGTCTCTCGTATGTGGTTAGGACTCGCAACGTCTCAGGAATGCTCTACGCTGATGTCAACACGGTAGTAGGAGAAAGCAACGAGCTAGTCTTCACTACGCCCCAAATCGCGGGAAGCGTTACGGTTGGGGATTTATTTCAGTTCGGAGAAAAAAATATAGAATCCATTCCTTGCATAATCTCAGGGATAGAGATGCAGGAGGACCTTTCCGCTAAACTCTCTCTCATTCTCTATGATGAAGATGTATACGCTGCAGATAGCGTTACTCCCCCTGCCTTTACTTCCAAGATATCCAAAAAGCCTATTTTCTATACTTCTACTGTTACCACCGAAGTTGCTAGGCAAGCTATAAGCGAAGTTGCTGGAATCGATATTCCAGCCGCGACGGGGGTTGCCGCGACAGCAACAGCTTCCAAACGGCCTAGATACATAGGAAAATATCTAGATACCCTCCCTGCATCTTCCAACGAAAATGACTGGGTGCTCAGTTACTCCACGACTCCCGCCAATCGCTTCGTCGCTTATTGGTATATTGACCCAGCAGTAGAAGATGATACTGGAACTTGGACGGGAATTACGAACCCCACTACTGAACAGATAACGGCAATGTGGAGTGATCTCTGCTGGGTGTCCAATCAGACTTCTGGGGGCTCTCCGATCTATGTAACTACAATCGGAGATATATCGGAGTACATAGGATCGAGCATAAACTTTATAGAGGTGCTTGGAGCAAATCTCGCTTTTGTCAATCAGTTGTTTGCCAACTACTTGAAGGTGACTAATACGCTTAGAGTTGGAGATTTTTACGATCAATATGGAAATACTGTTCTTTCTGGAAATGTTTATGCATGCGTGTATGGTGGAGACATCTACATGCAAACCGCCGGAACTGGTGATTTCATAGCGCTGTCGCAGACGTCAAGAAATTGGATTGGTATGTGCGCGTCGCCAAATGGGAATGTTTATGCCTGCGTTTATGGCGGAGATATCTACACGCAGACTTCCGGAGCTGGAAATTTTGTTGCGTTATCGCAGGCCACAAGAAACTGGAGGGGCATGACCGCTTCTCCAAACGAAAATGTCTATGCGTGCGTACCAAGCGGCGACATTTACATGCAGACCGCTGGAACCGGCGATTTCATAGCGCTTTCTCAAACTTCAAGAAACTGGATTGAAATGTGTGCATCACCGAACGGAAATGTCTATGCGTGCGTATCAAGCGGTGATATTTACATGCAGACCGCTGGAACCGGCGATTTCATAGCGCTTTCTCAAACTTCAAGAAATTGGGTTGGTATGTGCGCGTCGCCAAATGGGAATGTTTATGCAGCAGATGCAAACGGCGACATTTACATGCAGACCGCTGGAACCGGCGATTTCATAGCGCTTTCTCAAACTTCAAGAAACTGGAGGGGTATGGCTGCTTCTTCGAATGGAAATGTTTATGTTGAAGTAAATAATGGCGACATTTATATGCAGACCGCTGGGTCTAGTGATTTTGTGGAACTCTCTCAAACTTCAAGAAACTGGTGGGGCATGTGCGCGGCCCCAGTATATGGTAAAGGCGTATTCCTCAATGGATTAACTGGAGAACTGATAGCAAATGAAGCTATATTAAAAAACGCTAGAATATCTGGATCTTTAAGTGCAGCTACAGGGACATTTAAAGGTGCGTTGATTGCTGCGTCTGGAACATTTACTGGAGAGTTAAGTGCTGCATCTGGAAGCTTTAGCGGAAGAATAAATGCTTCTACTATAGGTAATAATCAAACAACTCTTGATAGTTATAACGGAGGAGCTCGCTTAGCTTATGAAGACGGTTCTGAATATGCTTCTGTATCTGTTATATCGGATATAAGAGGTTATTCTAGTGGAGAAGCCGTTTTAGTCTCAGGAAATGCTACTAGAACTATCGGCGTTAGACTTAATGCTTATGATAATGCTTTTAGACCGGATATATATGACTCTCCAGATTTAGGTACTGCTGATTTTCCTTTTAAAGATGTGTATGTATCTGGAGGAATAAAGAATCAAGGAATTTATGTGGATACTACAAATACAGCTATAGGGACTTCTGGCTATGCTTTACTTATAGTAGTAACTAAATATACAGGAGCAGGAGAAGTTGCTTATCTTACTCAGGATGGGGCAGCACTTAATCTAGGAGGAAGCGCAGGTATGACTTATACCTTTTCTTCGGGTCAGTGGTATGCCAGTGTTGGTACAGGACATGCTTATGTAGGTATTGTATATCAAGAGGGGCCTTTGCCATGAGCAATCTGAAAGCTAAACGCAACAACGTAGCCCTCTCTACCGCTGATCCAACTCAGTCCTACTCCTTCGATGCTATGGAGTTGCTCCTGAAGCAACTCCTTGAAACAACTTCCGACACACAATCCAACGTATCTTCCTTAGTCAAG